ATACCTGGAGCTAATCCTGCAGCAGCAGGAGCAGCAGCACCAGTAGCTGTTAGTCCACCCATATAACTAGCTGGCGCAGCACCTGTACTTGCTAGCTGAGCTGCTAATTTAGGTGCAGCACTACCAGCACTAGCAGCCCAAGGAAATTGAAAATCACCAAATAAACCTTTACTAAAGAAGCTACCAGCAGGTGCTTTATCAGATCCCATAAGAGCAGCTTCTCCTACCTTCCCTGCAACATTAGCACCAGCAGATGCCATAGCATCTTTCATTGCAGTATCAGGTTTATGCTCTGCAAGTGGTCCGGCAATCTGATAATTTGCAGGGGGCATAGGTCCTACAGCTTCTGGTTTTGCTATATCAATAATTGTTTCTGTCTGTTCTTCAGGATAATACCCTGCGTATTCATCAGGTAAAACCATTATTTACCTCCACCGCCAGTTGTCTTCTGGATTTGTTGTTGGGGTGCAGAACCTAAGTAACCGAAATATCTTGAAGCCTGTGTATGTGGAGCATCTAATAACTGCTGTTGATAAGCTTGATTAGCACTACCAACTTGACCAAGAGCTTGGGCTCCTTGTGCCATGTCTTGTTGTTTCTGTTGTTGATATTGTAGTGACTTATCACCGACAGCACTAGCCATCATTTGTTGTGAACGTGCAGATCCTCCATATCCTCCAAGAGCTGCTTGTCCTGCTGCCTGACCTACAACATTTTGAATATCTTTATTCATAGCACTTGTATAATCGTAAGCTCCTCCGCCTGTTAAAGCATCTTGTGCTTGTGACTGCTGAGCATCAAGAGCTGCTTGCTGCGCAGGATCTAGAGCTGCTACTGTTTTAGAAGGATCATCTACAGAGGCTTTATATGTATCTGTAACATCTGCTAAAACTTGTTTTAAATACGGTTTAAATTCCGGATCTATACCACCTGAAACTGTGGTTGTCTGTGGTGTTTTTCTTCCTCCACCCATATCTATTCTCCTATGACGCCTCTTATTGACGCGCTTACTTCTGCATTATATCTGCGTTTTAATAGTTCTCCATATTTAAATGAATCGCCTTCTCCTCGTACTGAGTCTGCCCTCCAGTGTTTACCACCATGTTTTTTAGTATGCTCTATCATACTATCAAATAATCTATAAATTATAAATGCGTTATTCTTATTTTCTAAATCAACAATACAATCTTTAACATCCATTATATATTTATTATTATAATGATTTGCATAAGATGTTGCTGTTAAGAATCCTACCATATTATCTTTAGTGAAATCACCGATTGCTAAATAATGTGGATTTGTTTTTTGTTGTTCTACTATATCTAAAAAGTATTTCATCCATGCTGCTTCATTATATTCAAAGCCGAAGAAGTCTCCGTTATTCATTGTATACTTTTTCATAAGTAATATAGCATCTAACGTATCATTGTCCTCTATTAATCTTATCACTTTGGCTCCTCAGGAAATACGATCTTATCAGGATCTGTAACTCCTTTAGTTATATCTCTTAGCTTCTGTCTGTAAGTTTTCCATGCATCTTGTGTGTTTGGGTATGTGCTATCATATAACTGTGTATAATCAGACTGAGATAATAATAAATCTCTCTTAACTCTTATTTTTGAAAACTCAGTCTTATTACTTTTTACAAAAATTTTATTTGATGAATCATATTCTAATCCAAGTGCAGGAGCATCTGTAACTTCAACTATAGACTGACCTTCTTGTAAATCGACATTAGGTTTATTAGTAGATGTCATTACTGAAACTACTATATTATCTTTATTTAATATTACAGTTATCATGTAGATCTCCTTATTTCAAAAACAACTACACTAACAGCCATAAAAGTGTTTCCTGGGCTATTTTCAGCATCTGTCCATGAACCAGAGTAGCTATAAGCAACTGCACTATTCTTTGCTACCTGTACCCTATTCCCTTGATTCATTGATACATTAGTACGATTTTGGGAACTGCAACTACCTACTGTAGTCCCACCTACTGTTAAAGTAATAGATGATGATTGCTGGCTATTTCCAGAACTAGTAGAACTAGACCCCATATAAAATATGATATCAGTATCAAAATTATTATTGTTTGATGTTGTAAAAAGAGTTGCACTACCACTACCACTGAAATTTCCAGCAGTCTTATTAAATCCCTCACCTTGCATAATGACCCCTGCATTAAGGTTTGGTGCTTCTATTTCTCCTTGTAGTGACGTTAAGCCTGTTATATTAAGTGTACCACCTACAATTCTATTGGCACTAAGATCTCCTGTAGTTATATTATCTGCATTAATAGTTGTTGAAGATATTCTATCTGCATGGAGATTTCCTGCATCTATATCATCAGCGTTTAATTCACCCCTTACTTTAACACCATTAAAAATAGCATTACCAGTTCTAGATATTCCCCAACCTGCTGATCCTTGTGTACCATTACTTAAGTTACCATCAAAGTTATCTGATTGTAAATTAGAACCTATAGGAACAAATCCTGTAGGAGTTTCAAATGTTATTATTTGTACAGGTAATCGAGTAGTTACTACATCATTATCTGAATGTGTAGCAGCTGTAGTAGAGTTGGCTCCTCTAACACATCCAGTAAAAGTTGTATTAGTTACTCCCGTATATGTAATTTGTTCACTACCTATATAAATAGTAAGGGGAGTATTATTAGTAGAAGGAATCGGAAAGCCAGCTGTACTATCGACAGTTATTGTAGTAACTGAATTATTTATTCCGCCATCTAATTGAGTGGTATGCTCAGTAAGCTCAGAGATTTCAACATTAAAAATAGATTGCCAATGCTTATGACTTACCGTTGTACCTCCTCCTATTGTTACTGTTATAGGAGTATAACTCCAACCATTAGTTCCACCAATAGCTTCACCTGCATTACGTAAATTAGTAAACGCACCAGACTCAAAGTCATAACCATCTGCTAAAGGTTTTCCAGGTGCACTTGTAGCAGAAGTAGTATAATACAAAATACCAGAACCTGTTTGACCACCATATAATAATTTAGGGTTACCCCATTTAGTTGTGATGCTTCCAGTTGTTCCAACAATATGCGCTTCACAATACCATATGTTTGTTGCGCCTCTAACTAACTTTGTCTTAGTCCAATTGCTACTTGAAAGCCAACTACCATTAGCTACATTATAAGCTACTGTTCCAGGGTTTGTTGGTTTTACAGCTCTCTCTATATACTGCCTTATTTTAAAATCAATCTCATCATCTGAAAAAGCACTGAATGCTATTCCACTTACTGGTAGTGTAGGAAGTTCATCAGTATACGCAAAGTAAGATACATACCCATCTCCACTAGCAGGCGGCGTAAACGATTGCATTGCTCCATCTGAAGTATGAGAATAGATTGCTACTCTAGGAGTTGATGTTACTACAGTTTGATTTATATTATCAATCTGATGCTGCATTGTATTAATTGCGTTAGTGGCTTCTCCTTCCCAAACTAATGTAGCTGAATCTTTATCAGGGTCTTGTGAAGGTTGTGTAACAGTCATTATCTAGTTCCTCCTTCTTGAACTTCTATTTGAAGTCCTGTTAAATTCCAAGAAGTAGAGGTAGTTGTTCCATCATCAATTCGGTAATTAAGAAATCTTCCATTCAATCTTACATCTGATTTATATGCAGTCGCAATTGCAAAAGTTCCTGTAACAGTTGGACTAGCAAAATCAATTGCTACTGCTGGAGCATTACTTGAAATTGTTTTAACGTTTAATGTACCTGTTCCTTGAGTTAATAAAGCAATTGAATGAAACTGTTCTGTATAGAATTCGGGAGTCATTGATAATCCTTCACGCTCTAGATATGAAGTATAGTTAACTTCAGCGTTAGCTAGAGATCGATGCTTATAACCTACGTCTGCTGCTAATATAGATGAACCAGAATTACTAGTACCTGATGTACAGACTTGCGCTAACACTGGAAAAAGTTTATTATTATTAACATTATCATCAGCCCAAGGTCTCTCAGTATCACTAGTACCTGCACCTATTATTGGTGCAATAACACCTGAAACAATTCCTGTTAAATCTCTGATAGTCCAATTGTTTAATCTATAGTTATATATTAATGCCTCATTACATTTAGTACTACCAACTTTAGGATAACAAATCCACATCTCATCTTGTGCTTGATTACGTAATATAAATAACTTATCGGCTGCTGCATTATTTAATTCTTTATAAAAATGATCTCGTATTCTTGCATCAGCAATAGACGTTATATTTCCTGGATTTCCTGAGAATATATAAATATCATTACTACCAACAACTAAATGCTTACCATCAAACTCTGCAAGACCCTCAGTTGTTTGACAACCATACTGAGAAGTAACTGGAGAAAATGCAACAGGAGTTAGAAGACTATTAGTTAATCTTAAATTGTGAATAGAAGTATTTGTATAGATATACATATTTCCCTGGAGTTCTAACATATCTTGAACAGTAGAGGTATCTGATAATACAAATTCATCTGCTGTGTTTACTCCAGGAGCAAAAGGATTCCAGTTCTGTGGCACTGAACCAGGCACAGCTACATCAGAAGTTCTTACAACTCCTGGCATTTCATTAACTATACCATCTGAAGTTTCTTCTTTTAGATTACCTGCTACTAAGAAATTACCAAATGATCTTATAACACCGCATGTATTTGTAATAGGTTTTCGAGATACAAGATAAACTCTTACTACATCTTTTGAAACAATATTAGTATTAAATATAATGTTTGTAGTATTTGTTTCTGTATTTGTATATAAACCATACTGAAAGTTAGTATTAGCAGAAGTAGCAGCAGGATCAGGAAGATCTCCTGGCACAAAATCCTTATCAATAACTCCACCACTAGGTGCATTAGTACCCGCATTTGTAGCGGCAGCTATCGGAACACATTCAGTTGTTGTTTCATTTGGAGTTTGTTTAGTTACAAATAAAGTAACTGCATTAAAATCTACTTTCTGACCTAGATCAAATAGTCTTATATTACGAGGAGTAACTTTATCTGCGTCAGGATCTCCATCTACACCAGTCTCAGCAACTCCAAAACTTTCAGCAACAGTTGCTTCTAATATTTTAGTTTGAAGATTGTATGAATCCCATGCAGGTAATGCAGCAAATTTAGGAACACTTCCTATTGTTGTATTACTATGTAAATCCATTATATAATGAGGTTTATCTAAACCATTATTTATTATAAGACAAAATCCACCAGCAAATTCAGTTGACTGCCAATTACCTTTATATCCTCCTGTAGCTGTATAGCCAGATTTAAATCCTGCATTACTATTTAATGTAGTAGGGGTTATATCAACTATCGCTTCATTACTAGCTTTATAAAGAAAAGCTCTATGACCTACAACATTCCCACCATTTATTTGTTCAACAATAAATACATAATAAGTATCATTAGAAGGAATCAGATTAGGATTATTCCACCATGTAATAAAAACAATTTCACCAACTGTTGTACTTCCAGGAGCAGCAGACATTGAAGGATTTAAATCTGCAGTTAATGCTTTTTCACCTTTCATTTTCCATGCAGCCGTATCTCGGAATCTTATATTCCTTACATTAGTAAATACATTAGGAGCTAAGCCAACTGTCGGGGTGTCTTTAACTACCCCAAATTGTGGTAAGTTAGTAACTGGTATAATTTTATTTGGCATTTAATTCTCCACTAAGCACATTCCTTTTGTCCGGTAGCAGGATCTATAAAACATGCTTCAACTTCTTCTTCTTCTTTTACAACGTTTAATACACCAAACCTTTTACCACTCATTCTAAAAGTAGTACATCCCTTGGCTCCACCTTTCCAGGCATCTATATAAACTTGTTTGAATTCTTCTTGAGTTACATCATCACCTACATTACAAGTCTTTGAGCAAGCACTATCAATATAGTTCTGAGCTAGCAATAGTACAGACAGATGCTCTTGAACGCTTATATCATTTGCAGTTCTTCCTTCAGTTCCTTTCGCATACGCATAGTCTTCTACTCTTTCAGTCTTAGCACCTTCAAAAGTTTGAATTGTTCTATCATAATAATGACTGAAAGTTGGTTCAATACCTCCACTAACATTATCAGCAACTAAACTAATTGTACCTGTCGGCGCAATAGAAGTTAGATGACTATTACGAATACCATGTTCTCTTATTAATTTTTTAACTGAGGCAGGTAAGCCTCTAACAAAATTAGATTTTAAATAATCTTCTCTATATAAAGGAAATGGTCCTTTTTCTTTTGCTATCAATGCTGATGCTTTATAGCAAGTATCTCTTAAACATGCAAAAACTTTCTCAGCCCATACCATAAACTCATTAGAAGCATAAGGTAAACCCATTAACTCTCCAGCATTCGCCAGACCTGTTATACCTAATCCCATTCTTCTTTTATCTTTAGCTTCGTCAGATTGTTGCTTCAGAGGATAGATTGTTCTATCAATAACATTATCCATTGCCCTTACGACATGATGTATATCTTCTTTAAACTGGTTAAAGCTAAATGAAGTAGTATCATTAGTCTCTAAGTATTTAGTTAAATTAAATGAGCCAAGTAGACACGCGCCATACGGTGGTAGAGGTTGTTCACCACACGGATTTGTAGCAAATATATCTTCACAGTAGTAAAGATTATTCATCTCTGCTATTCGATCAATAAACAAAACACCAGGCTCAGCCCAATCCCAAGTAGAAGCCATGATAGAATCCCAGAGTCCTCTTGCGCATATTGTTTTGTATGGCTGTCCCTCGAATTCCAATGTAAAGCTGCTATCCAAATCATTTGTCAATGCCTCCATAAATTTGTCGGTTATACCAACACTAATATTAAAACCAGTGAGCTTATCAGAATTACGTTTAGCAGTAATGAATTCTTCAATATCCGGATGGTCGACCCTAAGGACACCCATCTGCGCCCCACGTCTGTGTCCTGAGCTAGCGATGGTTTGACACACAGCATCAAAGATACCCATGAAGGAAACAGGACCGCTAGCCTGGCTATCGAGTGATTTAATTTTGTCACCTCTTGGTCGGATGCGACTAAAGTCATAACCAATCCCACCCCCTCTACGCATTGTCTCAGCAGCTTCACTGGCCTTCCCCATTATACTATTCATGTTATCTTCAATTACTCCTGACACGAAACAGTTATATGCAGTTGTAATCCTATTAGATCCTACAGCAGCTTGTACTCTACCTGCTGGTAGGAATCTCATATTCCCTAATATACTTTCTAATTCATATTGATGCTCTATACCATCTGATAGAGCTCTTGCTATTCTTTTAATCTTCTGATCAAAACTTTCGTCTTTTTGCCGGTACTTCATCTGATCTATTTCTTGTGAGATAGAGGATTGCGGACCTATAAATTCTTCATTATGTAACATATTTTCCCCCTATAAACGTAGTTTTCCTTATGTTATAGGGGACGTTCAATTACTAGTAAGGAGCTAATGGACCTCTATAAGCTAACCTTCGTTGACTCATTGTATCATCACCATAAGCACCTGCTTTTCCGTAAGGCTCTTTATCTTCAGGCCAGAAGTAAGTGCCTGCTGCACCAAGACCTGCTGCTGCTGCTAACCAAGGATTCTTTAGCATTCTCCAATTAAATCCAGGTTTAGGTGTTCGTAATTTACTCTGTAGATTTTTAACATCAGGTTGCATTTTATCAAAAAGATCTTTTTGTGCATCATTAAGTAGCATTGCTTTGTAATAATCAGGATTACCTTTTGGAGGATTTGCACCTCTCTTCTTTGCTATTCTATTTGCTTCGTTTGCCATTGCTGCCATCTGTGCTTCTTTCATTGCTTTTGCTTGAAGGCTAGCATTCCAGGAATCTTTATGAACATTAATACCCTGACCTCCTGCTTCCATAGCTTTTCTAAGTTGCTTTGCTTCCATCCTGTCTTTAAATGCTTTATTCTCCCAGGGTGGAATACCGGTCTTAGACCATTTATCCCAATCATCATTTATTCCCATACTTTTTCTCCATGGTGGAATACCTGTCTTATTCCATTTATCCCAATCTCTATATTTATCAAATAATTGATCATACACATTTACTCCCAAAGTAGATCCATACTTTTTTTTCTTATTTATAGATTGCTCCGCTTTCTTTAAATCTCCAAGAGGAGCTTGCTGTTCTAGCCATTGCATTCTACTTATATCCCATGCATCTTTTCCTCTTTTCGGATTATATTTTTTTGCATACCGTTTCTTTTCTTCTTCTGACATACTTTTTATACGATCCCTTAACCATTGTGTTCTATCCACGGTAGGATCATTTTTAAAAATATCTGTTGGCGTCATCTCATCTAAGACTTTTATTACAATATCATCTATCTTCATACTACTTCTCCTTCATTTTTCCTATCTTATCTACTAAGATTGATAGCTGTGATTCAAGAGCTTTCTCTTCAGGTCTCTTCTTACGTGCACCTAAATAACCAGCTAAGATCCATAGCACTCCGATAACTACCGCTATACCAATCATATATTGCATAAAGTTTGCAATAGCGAAAGACATTAACTCATAGAACGAATTAATCTGTCCATCCTCTCCGCCATAATCGGCAGCTGTTATCGGTGCATCATCCACTGCTAGACTCCCAGCCAGGGCACCACCCGCAGTTACACCTGCAACTAATACAGGACTGCTGGTCACTAGACTTGCAACAGCTGCAGCGCCAGAAGCACCAACGCCTGTAACAATATCTGAAAAATCTGTTCGGCAACCCGCTAACAGTAATGTAAGCAGTATTAAATACCTCATTTATCTTTCTCCTTATCATGTTTTCCTCCTCTTTTAAATTGACATTTTTCTCTCATAGTTAATTGCATTTTAAATTGATCATTTACATTATCATTATTACAATTATCTATAAACATTTTCAAAGCTGCAAAAGCAAATCCTTGGAATACTAATTTATCATTGCTATAAAATTTACCTTTATCTCTTCTCACTTCAAGTTTATAATTCTTATGTGCATAAATCATAAGTACTCTCTTTGTACAAGCATCCATAGTGTTCCTACGATAGCCCCTACAAAGACGATTCCTAATAATATGATTCCTATTACTTGAAGTATATTTCTACGTATCTCAGCTTGCTTATATAAAGTTTCCTGACGTTGCTTACGTATCTTAACTTGCATCTTCAGAAGATCTTGCCATGCGTTAGGACCGTGAGTTAAATTAATCCAGTTCCTTAATTCTTCTTCCATAGCTTCAGCTTTCTTTTTAGCTGCGAATGCATCCATAGCTTCTTGTTCCACACTACTACCTGCAAATAATTTTTTAAATACTGGTGGATTGTTTGCCATCTTAACTGATTGATTAACATCAGAACACGCACCCATCCATCTTCCTATATCACCATACATTGATTCGACATCACGACCTGCCGCAAAGCCTTTTTTAATTAACGAGAATGCGGTTGAAGCCGCCGCAATCGCAGAAACAGGATCCATATTTATACCTCTCTACTTATCCTTCCTCGGTATACAATATGCTTTCACATATATCTTGTCCCCT